CTTGCTACCACTGCTTTTGTACAGACTGCGGTAAGTGGTGTTTCGGGATATACTGATGAGGAGGCTCGTGATGCGGTTGCGACAGCACTTGTAAACGGTGCTCATACAACAGGTGTATCGTTTACTAATGACGATACCAACAATGAGATCGACTTAACAGTAAGTTTGGCATCGACTCAGTTGACCGATACTGCCGATCTAGCAAGATTGGCAAGTCCTGCTTTAACAGGTACCCCGACTGCCCCGACTGCTAACAGTGGCACGAATACTACTCAACTCGCAACCACTGCTTTTGTACAGACTGCGGTAAATACTAGCGCAACAACAGATACAGAGGGGCGAATAGAGATTGCAACGAATGCAGAGGCAGGTGCGGGGACAGCTGCGGATAAAGCACTTGTTCCCTCAAACATAAGTTCGATCGAGTTAAACCAACTCAAGTTTGTGAATTATACTGCAGGCGAATCAATTGATAACTACGTATTGACTTATGACCATAGTACCTCCTCATGGGGAGCAGAAGAGGCAAGTGGCGGAGGTGGCGGAGGTGGCTCGCGTCCTACAGTGACAGAGATTATAGCTGCATCATATACAATTTCCAATCCTTCGGCATCGACTTTGGAGGAAATCTATATGTGCGATACAGGTGCTTCCGCTGTTACGCTTCCGACAGCAGTAGGAAACGAGGGACTTAAGATTCAAGTGAAGAATAGAATCTCTTCTGCAATTACTGTAAATGCCCCTAACCCGGGTACTCAACAGACTATTGATGGGTCAAACTCTGTCTCGATCACGAGTCAATATGAGAGTCTTACTTTCGTTTCAGATAATACGAATTGGAACATAATCTAATGACGTACTTAACAACAGTTTTAACAGATCAGAAAACGAATCTAAGTTTTCAAAAGACAACTGTGACTTCTTCTCAAAATGTCACCACAAGTTGGGTTTTAGTTGAAGGCGGTCAGATGTCCTACACTCCCACCTCGGCAACTGCCGAAGTGATGGTAGAGTTTACAACTGCATTCGGTAAAAAAGACGCTGATAATTCTATTATGCTTCGTTTGCAAATTGGCGAAACAGTGGCAACTTTGGGAGATGTAGTGACAGACAATATAGATTATCATAATGACTTTGGGGCAGGTAGCAACTCAAACTCAACAAATACGTCCGATAATATAACTGTAAAATACAAGTTAAGTGGATGGAGTGGCGAAAAGATTATACAGATACAATGTAAAACATACGCATCACTTGCATCTACGGAGAGTGTTGTGAATGCTACACGCCCTGCATCTACAGACTTACTTTATAACCCGTTTATGATGATGTACGAGGTTTGATATGACTTATCAAATACAGTCTTCTTTTGACGAAAACTTCAAGATCATAGCGAATCACGACCCTACAGGCCAAAATGTCAGTACTAGTTACCAAGAGATAGCAGATTCTAAAATCGATTATATCCCATCCGTCAATTCCTCTTTTGTTATTTATCACTTCTCTGTACATATGGACAGGCACATTACTTTTAACTCAGAATTAAATTGCACTTTTCAGTTACAATACAGTGACGACAACGGCGTTACTTGGGCGAATTGGGGAGATAATACACAGACTTACGTAGGGCATACAAGTTCCTTTTTAAGAAAAAGAAGTGTAGTAGATCTGAAATGGTGCTTGAATGCGTCAGGGTGGACTTCTGTCAAGCGTTTGAGAGTTCGCGTTAAAGAAAGAAGTGGCAGTTCGATACGCCTTCATGAATTACAGTCTTTTTACGATGAAACAGGAGAATTAGCAGGTTCGCATAAATATGCATGTTCTGTCTCCTGTCACAGCGTGGAGTAATAAAATGAGTTATACAAGACGAAAGAAACCACAAGGGTTACAAACTACTTTTACAGCTAACACTTCTAGCCAAACTGTAAGCACCACCGTTCTTGATATAAATAATTCAGAGATTTCCTACACTCCCCCTACGGGTAACTTTGAATATGTTGTCTATGAATATACTATTCAAATGAATCGTGACCCCGACTCAAATACAAGAGTCTCTTTTGAACTTAGAGAGAAAATTGGAGCAGGGTCTTACTCTCAATTAGGTAGCGGTTACCGCACAAATGAGGCACTTGATAACAATCAACAAACTACATTGACGGGAAGATTTTTAATTCCCATTTACAGCGGTACAAGAACTTACAAAATGACAATTCGATCCTTTGCAGACAATACAGAGGCAACTCTGCACACTACTAGGACGCCCGATGTTTACTCTCCGATTTTTCAAATGTACTGTATATGATTATGATTCAAAAATATAAATATCACATCTTCGTTGTCGTAGCGATCATTCTTCTTGTTATCAGCTATAAACTTGCCATCGCCTTGCTCTCTTTTTTTGGTGCGTTCCTTATCTCTAAAGAAGATCAGATGAGAAAAGAGATCGAGGAGATTGAGAAAGAAAGTATTTCACTGCAAGAACAAATTAAGGTATACAAGGAAGATCCTAAAATTAACGAAGATGAGGTCGACTCATGGTTAGACGATGGTTTATAGTTGTATGCTTTCTTTTACTTGTTGGTTTCGACACAACGTATAGAGGGAATTGGGTAGACGCTGAGGGGCGATACCATAATGTGGTATGCCCTGCACCTTCTGATTTTGTTGAACGCTCTCGCATGCCTCAAAACTGTGTTGCCCATCGCATGGGCGTATGGTTGGAACGAGGGTATTACAAGAACTTCATTATTGCTAAAAAGAAGGCAGAAAAGAAGAGCGAAAACTTGGAGAAAGTGGTAAAATTGCAGGAACAGCGCATTCGCGATTTGGAGACTCGACTAAAACTAAAAATAGTCCTCCCCGAAACAAAATGCAGTTGTCTCACTGAAATCTTTTCTTCCGCTTTAGTCTCCACAGCAGGGTGCGTCTTATGGAATCAATTACCTTAACAAGTTTAGTCAGTATCGTAGCCGTTCTCACCTTTTTTTATTCCTATATTAAAGATCGGTACGAGTCCGGTAAAGCGATTGGACAACTAGAACAAAGAGTCTCCTCACTTGAAGGAGATAAACAAAAGATTCAAGATCTCATTAACAGTGTCGGTGAGATTCAAGTTCAACTTGCTCGATTAGAGCAGAAGATGGATAATTTGCAATAATGGAAATCTATTTAGATGGAATTGGAGATGTCCGACTCATTAATGTGATGGGGACGGATCGAACGGCAGTAGAGTCTGCTCGTGTTTCTTTTAATAGTGACTCGTTCAATGGTTTCGACGACGAGCCTTTGGATGATAGGGACGAGAAACTCCTTAAGTTCCTAATCCGAAGTGGGCATACAAGTGTACATGAACATAGTGTCCTTACTTTTCGGATCACCTGTCCTATGTATATCCGAAGTCAAATCATGCGTCATAGGACATTCTCATATAATGAGATCAGTCGGAGATACACATCGAAGGGGATTGAGTTCTTCACTCCTCAACACTTTCGGAAACAAGCAGAGAAGAATCTTCAATGTAGTTCAGAAGAAGGTGTCGATAATCAAATCGAAGTGTTAAATGTATACGAAGATGCAATTCAGCAATGTAAAAAAGCATACGATAAACTGCTCTCCCTTGGTGTATCGCGAGAACAAGCACGAGGTGTTTTACCTACGTGTACATATACCTCCTTCTACATGACGGGTAATTTAAACAATTGGTTTAAGTTTCTCAAACTCCGTCTCGACGATCATGCACAAGAAGAGGTGAAAGTGATTGCCCAAGAGATTCAAAGGGTGATTAGTGATTATTTTCCGATTACAAGTAAGTACATGTTATGAAGATAAAACACCTCCGTTATTGGGTGGAGCAAACAATTGCACTCTCCAAATTAAGTGAATGTGTAAGGGCTAAGTTCGGGTGTCTCATTGTTGATCCCGAAACAAACTGTGTACTTGTTAACGGCTACAATGGTGGGGCTCGCGGTGGAGATCGACTCTGTGGAGGAGAATCTTGTCTGCGAAACACTCAATGCATTGAGTCGGGGAAACAGAATGATATCGGTTGCAATCATGCAGAGGCAAATGCAATTGTAAACTCTGCTCGACTTGGTATTTCGATCGAGGGGAAGTGGCTCTTCGTCAACGGTGCCCCGTGCATCAATTGTGCAAAACTCATCACTCAATCGGGGATTGCTCGTGTTATCTATCTCGAAACACAAGATAGGTCTAATGATGGAATTGCATATCTCTTACGTAATCACGTAGGTGTCTTCCCTGTGTCCCTTGGGGATGTCAGTTCCCTACGTTCGGTGTTGCAACCTGCATTTAAAGAGGTTAATATAGAGAGGTCACCCTTCAAATAAAGGACTTAATTATGGGTTTTTTCGACTTTTTAAAAAAGAAAGAGGAGGTTATTAAAGCCCTTCCTCCCCCACCGGTAAAAAAACCGGAATCTAAAGCCTCTCAATTCAGTGTTGCCGATGTGTCGAATGCGAATATCACAGCCGACACAGGGTATGATGGAAACCCCGATGCCGAATCGGTACGGGGTTTAGGTTACGATCAATTATTAGCAATGAGTCGTGTACCTATTATCTCTGCAATTGTTCAAACACGTGTAAATCAAATTGCGGAGTTCTCAACCCCAAGTCGGGATGGGCAGGATATCGGTTTTCAAATCCGGTTAAAAGACCGCAAAGAGACACCCTCCGAAGAGGACCTTGAAACAATAGATCAACTCTATGATTTCATGATTTCATGTGGGGATAACAGAATCAGTTTTGAGACGAACTTTGAAGCATTCCTTAGAATGCTTGTTCGGGACAGTTTGATATACGATCAAGCATGTTTTGAGATTATTAAGACACGTGGGGGACAGATTGCGGGTTTCATTAATGTAGACTCTGCAACAATTCGTCGTACTAAGCGGACAAAAGAAGAACTAAAAGAAGGAAAACGGGACACAAAACGTGCCCAATTTGTGCAGGTTGTAAAAAATAAAACCATTGCTGAGTTTCAAGCGGATGAACTCTGTTTCGGGATCCGTAGACCGCGATCTGATCTACGGTATCACGGGTATGGTTTCCCCGAACTTGAAGAGTGTGTAGGACTGATTACAAACCTGCTGAACTCCGATATGTACAACGCATCTAATTTCACAAATGGGATTAGTGCATCCGGTATTATTGCAGTAAGAAGTAAGATGCAACCTCAACTCTTTAGGTCTTTTCGAAGAGAGTTCTATAACATGTTAAGCGGTCCTGCATCTGCAAAGAAAACACCGTTAATTCAACTTGACCCCGATTCTAACGAAGATGTGCGTTCAATTAACCTAACAGCATCAAATAAAGATATGGAATACACAGAGTGGAAAAACTACATGATTAAAAGTATCTGCTCTTTATTTCAAGTTGATCCGATGGAAATAGGGTTCAAGTTCGGGAATGAAAACCAAAAATCATCTTTCTCCCAAGAGAGCAGTCGTGAAAAAGTTCTTCTCTCAAAAGAGAAGGGGCTAAGACCTCTCCTCCGTGCCATCCAAAGTTGGTTAAACAAATACGTGGTAAACGAGTTAGACCCTCGTTTTGAACTTGTGTTCACAGGACTTGATTCTTCACCTCCCGAACAAATCCTCAAGGTTGCCATCCAAAAGGTAAAGACCTTTATGACGGTAAACGAGGTTCGGGCATTATATGACCTTGAACCTATTGAAACAGGCGATATCATTCTTGATCCTACTTATTTGAAGACACTATCAAGTACCCCTGCAACTGTTAAAGAAGAAGAAGACGAGTTACAAGAACAAGAGGAAGAACAAGAGGAAGAACAAGAGGAAGAACAAGAGGAAGAACAAGAACAAGAGGAGGAGATTCTCGATGAAGACATTTAATGTACCCCAAAATGTAAGACGACAAGCTGAACTTGGACTAAAGCTCCGAAAGGAGCATGGACGTGGAGGACTCACTACCCAACAAGCCGGGAAACTCGGTATTGGGAGCGGTGTTCAGAGAGCTTCTGACCTTAAATCGGGATCTGTTTCATATAAGACAGTTAAGAGAATGCTTGCATTTTTTAATCGTCATAAGGCGTATAAGAAGAATCATACAACGAATCCACCCTCAAACTCCAACATTAGTTGGTTACTTTGGGGAGGGGATGCAGGCTTTGCGTGGGCAAAGCGGATCGTTGCAAAAGAGGAGAATGTTGAGAAAGGAAGTTTTCTTGCTCTTTCTCTGTTTGGTGATGATTTCCCCGAAGAAGAAGAAGGGGGTTTTCTCGATCTCATTCGGAAAAGCCGACAGGTAGAACCCGAACCCGAACCCGAACCCGAACCCGAACTAGACCTTGAGTTTAATATTTCGCTTGATGATTCGATCATGCCTATCATTAAAAAAGGACTCAAAGTCCGTAAAAAGACAGAGTTCACCCTTGCAAAGAATGTAGGTCAAGCAATCCGTCGAGGGCATTTTGAGGATCTCAATCTTGAAGAGATTGAAAAGTGTCTTGATGGTTTAGGCACAGAAGAAGGTGCTGTCGAGGCTTCACTTGTGGGTGCCCATATTATGCTTGAAGCAATCGAGAAGGCTGAACCTAAAGTGCCCGAAAAGTATCTCGAAGGTTTAACCGGTAAAGAGAGGGCAAAACGGAAGAAAGAGATTATTGCACGAATCCGAGGAAAACAATCCTATAAACCGATGACCGGCGATGATCGAAAAACAAAACCGAGTAAATACACAAAGACCGCTATTGCAAGTGCTATCCGTGAGGAAATTAAAGGTAAAGGGAAGGATGAGTTCCTTCGTGCATCGGCAAAAGTGAGTGGTGTCTCCAAAAAAATCCTTGAACAAGTATACGATCGTGGTTTAAAAGCATGGGCAACGAGTGGGCACCGGGTAGGTGCTACTGCTCAACAATGGGCAAAGGCTCGTGTTTACTCCTTCCTTTCGGGAGGTAAAACCACTAAGACAGCAGACAAGGACTTATATGAGAAAACGAAAGGACGCAATCGTTAGATGCGGATCGGATCGGGAATTAGCCCTCATCTTCAACGGAGATTTAAGGGATCTTTACGCAAAACTGAGTGTAGGTATACCTCTCCCGTTATTTCGAAGCATTATTCACCTAGTAAAACCGTCTGATATACAAAAGGCCCACCCTAACGTCCCTTTTTTCGATATCATTGCCTATACCGAGTTGATTAGAGAGCGTAACTACGGAGAATTACCTCCAACGATGATTCCGGTTGATACGATGAGAACAAGCACTGCCACTTTCACAGCAGAGAAACCGTAGTAAACTGAGTTCATCATTACGGTCACAGATAGCCCAATTATCGAATATACAATGGAAGTGGTCCATGCTCCACAACGCTCAAGAAGTTGCCAATATGCCCACAAACCAAGAAGGGATATCGGTATACTCGTATATATCGCCCATTCTAGGAGGCTCCAACTACAAATCTCAAGTTTGTTTGCATTCCCCTTGTACCACGAAAAAACGGAGATACAGATCAAGGTACATATTGGTATAACCATTTTGAGTACTCTTCCATTAAGTTAAGATAGTGTGTGAATCGACTGAAAGGGTAGAATATGGTCAAGGAAGAAACAAGTTTAAAAACTATAAAAAAACTGAACATATGTATAGGGTAAATAATAAACCACCTAACTCTACGTTTATAGATCTCTTTAGGTGTTAATTTAGGACGAGAAACCTGTTTCACTTTCTTATTCCCTCTAGGTACGTAAAGCCGTGAGCGATCCCATGATATAGCATATAACTGCATAGGGGATTTTACCCCTTTGAAACTCCATTTTCCAATATCCGCCATTTTTAGCCTTTGACGGATAGAGAATGCAATTTGCCCGGCACGTGAGGATAAAAGAGTCTGTCCTCCACCGGCAAGGGACATAATCCGGGCACATATCGACTTTTGAATCCCTTCGACTTCTATGGGTTTTGCCCCTCTTGAAACAAAAAAACTATCATTAGAATGCATGACCACGACACCGGCATGTATCCCCACTCTTGATTTAAAACCCGTATGTTTCTCGATAAGTTTATGGTACTCCGTAGAATATTCCAAAGCTTCACGCATTGACTCAAAGAGGAGCAGATACCCATCTGTTCGATCAATTTCAAGGCCGTTCCATTTTATCAATAAACCTCGTGCTATCCGATCGTATAGACGCATCTTCATACTCATCCGAAGATCACCAAGTTGCTGTGTGGTTTTCGTTGAGTCGATGATGTCGATCATTACGAGGATGGCAAAAGTCTGATCCATTTATTTAGCAATCTCCGCTTCAATTTTTGCAAGTCGGGTATAAACCTCAGAAGGGGCCACAACCTGCACTTCAACTTTAGCAAGTCTCTCGCTCATCTCGTTATCTTTTGGTTTTAGCGTGCCGTTGATGACACCGAAGATCTCAAGTCGCCCTTGGCGGTTACTTTCGATGGCTTTTTTGCAATCTTCTATTTGATGTTCAAGTGCCTGTAATTTTGCCTCGATTCGTGTAATGCTCTTTGAAAAGTTCCATAGAAGTCCTCCACAGAATATCAAAGCAGGCATAATTTCAGTTATAATCGATGTGAAGTCTTGCATTTTAATTTTACCTTTGGAGTAGATCATGACACGTATATTATATAAGTATATGGACACTGAGACAAAAAAGTATTTTTTATCTACAAAAAAAGAAACTCCAAAAAAAGGATGGGTTCGATTTCTAATTTGTAGTTACGAGATGACTCCCGAACAGTATATCGAAATGTGTATATTTTTCGACCCTTTATGTATTAACTGATTTTTTGTGTGAACCACGTGAACCACAGTATATAGGAGCGTCAGAAAAATAAATAAAAATACAGAAGTAGGGGGTAGACAGGTATTTTTTATTTAGTTACAGTAACTCATAGGGACAGTGGTTCACGTGGTTCACAGGAGTAATTATGATAAAGAAATTTTTTGGCGTTCCGGTTTACAGAGTCGATAATCTATCAGATATGTTTTTCACCATTAAAGACATGGCAAAGACACTTGGGGTTAAAGATAAAACAATCCGTCGGATGATTAACCAATGTAATGAGGCACGGGTACTCGCCCTCCCTCGTAAACAAAGGGGACAACCTAAAGGAGATATGCGGAATATCTATACATTGAAAACATGCATCTCCTTGTTGTTTGCAACGCACCATGAGTATACAAGCGAAAAGAACACACAGATCCGGGAGTGGATTACCACCATCTTGAACAACCTTTGCTTTGATGAGTTCGTGTCTTTATACGGGTACAGACTCGACGAAGACTTAAGGCGTGCAATTGCAACCTATGTCTGCGAGTGCGAATCTTATCATCAAATCGTACTCTCTCGCTTTAATGTCTACGAAGATTACTGCAATACCGTACTTAGGGGTAGCATGAGTTCAAAACTAGCTCACGTTCAAAATCCCGAAGCTTATATCAATCGGTATGAAGTCATGCAGATAAAAGCAATTGATCTTGCCGTGTTCCTGCTTTGTGAATATGCCGTGAAAAGCACCCCCCGTGCCCTCTTAAAAAGATTAGGTATCGACCCGAAAAAAGGGGAATATACTGAAAAAGATCAAGAGGAAGTCCTAAATTTCTTATCAAAGTATTATAAGAATGGTATACTACGAAGAAAAAAGGAGTTTAAATAATGCCTTATCCTAATTATCACACGGCTCGTTTACACGATCCGAGTAAGTACCGTTCATTTCGTACGATGAAACCCAAGAATTTCCCCGAAGGGATCTCTGTTGTTGTTGGAATAAAAGAAGACGACAGTTCTGAGTTTCAATCTATCCGGGCAGATAAAAAGAAGTTTAGTCTTGAAGACTTTAAAAACTTCCTAAAAGAGAACAACTTCGCAACATCTAAAATTGAAGAGGCACGTAAAAGTTTACAAATGTTCTCTGCATGGGTGCCTGCGGTTGTTAAATCCGAAGAAAGCCGTGCGAAAATTGGAGGTATCATCTCAACAGAGACTGTCGATCAACAAGGCGACGTTATCCTCCAAGATGGGATGGACTTCTCCTATTTCCTCGATAAAGGCTACTTCAACTATGAACATAAGGGTGGAGTCGAGTATATCGTCGGTGCCCCCACGAAAGTAGAGCGTGTCAATATCGATGGGAGACAGGCTACACGGGTTGAAGGCTATCTCATGACTGAGAAAGCACTTGCAAAGAACATCATGGAAACAGCACAAGCAATGCAAAAAGCAGAGATCAATCGAAAAATCGGATTCTCTGTCGAAGGGCAAGTGCTACAACGTGATCCTGCAAATCATCATATTATCACGAAGGCAAAAATCCTTAATGTTGCAATCACGTCTGCCCCTGTTAATCCGGAGGCACACCTTGAAATCCTTGCGAGGTCTTTAATGAATCCAAAACAAATGGCACAGTCGATTATTGACTGCCACCCCGAAATCCGAAATGAAGAGGTAATGGCTGAACTCCATAAATCTATCGGTTATCAAACCCCGGCACAACCTTCAAATGCAGGGGAATTGTCGGCACTCGTTCCTCAATCTATGGATGAGAAAGTAAGCGTACAAGATGCCCCTAAATTAGAGGAAATGATGTACGATCGACTAAAAATCGAGATGGAAAAGATGATGGGGGAAAGAATGGCTCTTATGCTTAATCCCAAAGGTAAAGAGGCACCTTCGATCTCAACTTCTCAGATTCGGGATGTTTTAATGCGTGTTTTTCCTCAATTAGATCCAAAGAAAGCACGTCAACTTGCTAATAACCTTGTCAACTCGGCAAAATCTTATTATAATTCCTAAAGTTTATTTCTGTGGAGAATGGAAAATGTCTGAACAAACACTTGTTGAAGAGACTGTTGACACTCAACGTCTTGAATCATTAATTGAAGATCTCAGCAAATCCTTAAACAAAGATGATGAAGCAATTGAAATCATCTCTAAAGGTGCTGACGCTATCGTGGAACAAAACAAGGCACTCGTTGAAGCTGTTCAAAAGTCTATTGAAGGCATCAATGAGAAACTTGACACTTTCGTTGCACGGCTTGAGTCTTTGGAAGGAAATCTTGAAAAAGGACTTGGTGAAATTGCGAACCAACCTATCAAGAAAGCAATCACTGCTGAGGCAGAAGTTGCACCTGCCGAAGTTAAAGAAGAAGAAAAAGTCGTAATCTCTAAGAGCATGGTTATTAATGCCTGTCTTGCGGAATTACAAAATGAAATCAATCCATCACGATTGGCAGACTTGCGAAAAGGGATTGCTCGTTTAGAGAGTAACTATGATCCTCAAGTTGTTGCTAAATCTCTAAACATCAATATTTAAGGGAGTTGTCATGTTTCAACCAAACGAACTTGTTCCTGTACAAGACTTAGTACGCCTTAATGAAGCACTTCGCAAGAATCTCGAAGGACCTGCCGGTTTCATCGATCACCAAACAGGTGCTGTTCCTTCTGCTGACGGTTCTTTATCCGCACTCGTTCCTCAATCAATCGAGGGTATGCTTTCAGTAGCAACTCACACGATGGATGAGATCAAATTGTGGAAGAATATGCCTAAAGTAAATGTTAACAACACCTTGCATGAGTATGTACGTGTTGATGAGCATGGACTTGACCTTGACCCGTTCATCGCAGAAGGTGGCGGAGGAACTGACTTTACCACCGGTCAAGCGAACTACTCTCGTGAATCTGTAAAGATCAAGTACATGGCAGAACGTCGTCAAATCTCTGACGTTGCGTCTATGGTTGGTTTAATCGGCGATAACCGCAATGCTCTTGCAGAAGAAACCGAGCGTGGTACTCTTGCTCTTATGCGTAAAGTAGAAACTGCATTATGGCATGGTGACGAGAGTTTGAATGATAACGGTTTTGACGGAATCATTAAGCAAATCAAAGACGGTGGAAACTCTCTCGATCTTAAAGGCTCTGTTCCTTCTCCTCTTCTTCTTCAAGAAGTTCTTGGCGAAGTCTATGCAAGTCCTAACTTCGGTCGTCCGGACACCATCTATGTTGAACCACGCATCCACTCAGAATTGATCCGTCAATCTGTGGAGAATGGTCGTCACGACATGTTCGTTCGTAATCCTGCTCAAGGAATCACTTTCGGACAACAAGACATCTTCATTTCTGCTCCTTATGGTAAAGTTAAGGTTGAGTCTGCTCCATTCTTGCACACAGCAAAGAACTTCCCAAGTGCTGACATCGGAGACGTTACAGGTGTGGCCTTCGGTAATGCTCTTGGTGTAGCACTAAATGCTAACGCTACCTCCTCACAACTTCCCCAAGGTGTTTACAAAGTAGCAGTTGTTGCAGTAACCAAGAAGGGTGCGAAGAAAAGTTCCGTTCTTTCTATTAATGTTAATCTTGATGACAAAGACATTCGATTAACTACTGATGATGCGAACAATACCGGAGACATCTTGTACTACCGCATCTACCGAAGTAGCAAAGACGGTGGAAACTCTACGCTTAAGAAAATTGCAGAAATCCCTGCGGGAACTGCTACTTTCGACATCACTTCTGATCTTGCGTATAACAGTTCTCCGATTGTTTTTGCTCAACACACCCCCGACGCGATGCAATTTGTCCGATTGATGGATCTTATTCGTCGTCCGCTTGCAGAGACTTCTACCGTTAAGCCTTTCCTTCTCATGCTTTTCGGAAGTCCTCTCATCAAGTTGCCTAAGAAAATGTTTGTTCTTGAGCATGCCGGATTTACTGAGACTGCAAACCTCGGTGATGATGGAGTTAACTACTTAAATGCTAACTTCTAAGGATTTTAACCATGTGGAAATATAAAAGACGACTCTCACTTGTTCCGGAAGCGATGGTTATTCTCTTTGCAGGGCAACGTCTTAATATTGATCCGAATGGTTATGTTCTCACTTCTGTTGACGAAGAACTTGCATTAAAGTTTAAAAAAGCTCCTCACGTGTTCTCCTACGATGCCACTAGAAAAAAAGAAGAAAAGGTGGTATCATCTCCAAAACGTAGTAGAACACGAAAGAAAAAAGAAGACTGATTGGTACCGCCATCTTCTTCTTTTAGGAGTTGAACGATGGCCAAGTCGATTTTTGACATCTTAACTGTTGATCTTCTTAAGAAAACAACCATTACGGGTGTTGATTTAACTCTTGATGACGGATCCGATTTTCCGGATGAAGTTTTCAATGAGTCAATTCAGCAAGCAGTTGCAATGATCGAGGCAGAACTCGGCATTGTAATTGATGCTTTCTCCTTAAAAGGGGAGAGACATGACGTTGATCTTGAAATGAGACACAGCCACTACCTCATGTCTCTCGACTTGAAACCTCTTCAAAAAGTCGATAAGATTAGTATCCGAGTAGGGAACACTGAAAAAGCGGAACTCCCGGTTGATTATGTGACAATAGGTAGTCATCTCCACTCAAAGATTAATTTGATACCTACGTCCTCAACAGCCGGATCTTTACGTTTTGTTTCGGGGGTTCCCTTTCTTGTTGGGGATGTTTTCAGCCCCTACTCAAGTTTCCCTCTATATTTCTCTATTGATTATACCGTGGGGTTTACCTTTGAAGAAGGGTCAGCTACGATCCCTAATGGGGAAACAGAAGTGACCATTAATTTAGGAAAAACATTCTACGGGAAGACATATTCGGACATAACAGTGACAGATGCCCAAGGAGGATCCGGAGTGCGAGTGGTCGAATCCGGATCTGACTATATAAAAGTCGAGGCAAGACAAGGGCCAAGTACCGGAGATCTAACCTTTGATTACACGGTTAACAATCTCGATCCCTTAATACTTCGTGCCTGTCAACTTGTAGCAAGTTTTCTTCCTCTGAACATCGCAGGTGATTTGATTGCAGGTGCAGGTATTGCACAACAACATGTGGGTATTGATGGTTTATCTCAAACGATTAGTACAACAAGTAGTGCAACAAACGCAGGATACGGTGCCCGTCTTCGAGCATATGAGCGAGAGTTGAAAATGATTATGACTCAACTTAAATCAAAATACCGTCAAATGAACGTATTTAGTAGGTAAACATGCAATTTCGATTACCCTCCCAAAGTTTAACAAAAACACGAGCCGATTTCCGTGATGTTGAGTTCCGAAAACTCATTGCTCAAAAAGGTCTGAATGTCCGATGGACGCAAACGGCTCAATGCCCCTGTAGTACAAAGACAACAGACTTGAACATGGATATTGACTACATTGGGGCAGACGCCCCCGATAAAGCGGTAGATGCAAGTTTCAATACCGATTGCCCTGTATGCGACGGTGAAGGTAAGATCTACCACTCTGCTCAAAACATCCAAGCGGTAGTAACCGGTGCAGAAGGTGATTTCCTCAACGCTCGTTTTGGTGGCTACAGGGACGGTGTAATTAATCTCACACTGAATCCGGAACATTTACCTGCCTTTGGAGATCGTTTTGAGTTGCTCGATTCTGTTATGCTCTATCAAGAGATAGTAGAGGAGAACGGTGAGGACACACTTGCACTTCGTTTTCCGATTCAGCAACGAACAATGAAACTTATAGACGATAACAACAATCCTGTAGATGTCACCGTTGGGGTTGTTTACGCATCTTACTCATTAAACACAAGTCTTGTCACGCAGAATACGGAACTTGTTGAGGATGAGGATTTTGAGATTGTTGATAACGAGATTAGATGGCTCAATCGGCCCAATAACGTAAACAAATACACGTTCTCCTACTACATCCATCCGAGTTATACCTGTGTCGGTTTCCCAAATTCTGTTCGAGACACACACGTTCGTTTCAAGCAAACAAGCGAAGTGAACACGCCCCTCCCCGTTAGGATACAGGCGAAACTTGAGTTCTTGGAGCAGTCCAATGTTTGATCTTTATTTGATGCATATTGTCCGTAACGGGATCCATTATTACTCGTCAAATCGTACATTGTTCGATCCCTTATTCCCATATGTAGCTGCCGAAATGCGGAATAGAATGTGGAATACCCTACAGAATGAAACAGTCACTTTTGATTCAAGTTTTCAAAGTAGGACCGCAGGTAAACTCCCACTTATCACGATTCAAGCAAGTGAGCAGTTTTACGATCAACAGGGGATTGCACAACACGCCGGGGTTAGTGAAAACCGTGTAGAATATGCACACATTTTCACATCACAAGAGGCTGTTATTAATGTTTATACTGAGAACATTGAGACAGTAAGACTGTTACAACGCATCATCCAAGCAAGTGTTCTTCTTTTCAAGGACATACTTGTAAAAGGGGGATTTCAAAACATCTTCTACATTGGAGCCACACCCTTAATTCCCGAAGTTTTACTCCAAGGTGAGAACCTTGCAACCTATGGACGGCAAATAAGATATAGCGGTTTACATCTTCTTGAAGTTCCATTAAAGATCGAGCAACTAGATGATATTGGTGCATCTACTACTTTAAATACCATAAATGTAAGTGATGATGTATAATATACCTACTTTTATTAACAGGAGACAGAATCATGCCTTCAAGTATCAATTTTAATGGGCAACGTTTTCGCCCTAATGTTTATACGAGAGTGCTTGTCAGTGAAGGGCCGGCAACTGCATCAACCGGTGCCGTTGCCGTCGTCGGAGATTTCCCCGAACTGAAACAAGCAACCCCCATCACTTTTACCAATAAATTGGATCAAGAAGATTACTTCTTAGGCTCAAGTGCTACGCTTCAACGCATTGCAGACCTTGTGTATCGTCCTCTTGAAGATCGAGATGCCGGGATTCAATCATTAACAATTGTATCTGCAAACGAGAGTACTCAAGCAAGTCTTTCAAATGCCGGAATCAAAGTTAAAAGTAAATTGTACGGTGCTTTCGGTAATCGTTTACAAGTGCTTATCAACGCAAATGCTGACGACGCAGATCTTTACGACTTAAAAGTAAAACTTGGATCACGAGAAGTTGAAAAAGTTGAAGCACTCGGTGATGGAGACATTGCATCTCTTGGATATACCGCAGGCTCTACTTTTGATGAAATGCTCGTTGAAGTTGATGCAACTACTTTCAAAGTCACCGGAAAAATCACTAAGGTGAATGCTGATGTCATTGCAGGAGGCGATCTCGTTGCAGAGACTTCTGTTGCTGATGGTGCGGTCACGTTAACAAGTGATGCTAATCAAGTAGGCACCGACACCGTGTTCACCATTACAGGTTTAAATCTTGCCGGATCCACAGACACCGAAACTGTGACAATGGCCGGAGGTTCAGACACCGCCACCTCAACAAAGAGTTTCAGTCGTATCGACAGTATCGTGTCTGATGCTAACTTTGACGGGGACCTCACAATCACCTTCCCTATTTACTCAAAACTTCTTTCTGAGATTTCAGACTTCGGTGCTGAACTCGAAGATATTGAGAACTTAAATGGTGACATTGATGGGTCTTTTGCAATCACCAAACCCTCAACAAGAACGACAGGAAATCAAATTGATCGACTTAGTTCAACAAACGCACTTGGGGGAACTGTTAATTTCAACAATGATGTGGATACCATTGTATCTTGGTTCAAAACTTCTTCTCATGTAACTGCTGAACGAGGAAGTAATGATGCCTCCATCACGAAATCCTCATCGTTCAGCCGGTTAACAGGAGGTTCTGCGGATAGTTCTGTTTCAAATGATGACTTCCAATTAGCATTCGACTCTATTGAACGTGAACCGATTAACATCGTTGTGCCTTTCACCTCTGACATTAACATTCATAAGATGGCGAAAACACACGCAGAAGATTCTGCGAGTAGTGCCGGATACGACCGCAATGTTTGGGTCGGATCAACAGCAGGTCAAACAGTAGAACAAGTTGCAAACGGTTTTTCTAAAGTCCTTAATGACCGAAATATGGCTGTTGTATGTCAGCAAATCGAGTTAGATGATGGTGAAACCTATGATCCTTACTACCTTGCTCTTGTCCTCGCAGGCATGCAGGGTGCAACCGCAGTAGGTACCCCACTTACACGTAAACGACCTACACCCTTAATTAAGAAAACGGTTCAAACATTTGATGTCGAGAAAAAAGCAAGTCTTGCAATCCGGAGAGGAATCGTTCTTCTTACTGATCCTCGGAATACAGGACTTAATATCGAGCGTTCTGTTAGTACATACACAGATACACCAAACCCTGTTTACTCAGAAGTAAGTGCTAACGAGAGTCTAAACATCTGTGTTCGTACTGTCCGTTCGGACCTCCAATCCCAAATTGGAGAACGGATTCTTGGTGGGACTAAGAATGATCTTGCACGTATAACAACAAATACACTAATAGATCTACAAAAGGTGGGAGCGATTCTTTCCTTCAACAATGTATCCGTAAGCATCACAGGTGATCGTGCGGACATTAGTTTTGGAATTGAAGTCACTCAACCTCTCAACTTCATTGTTGCAACCATTAACGTAGGTTAGGAGTTAAAAAATGGCAAACTTTAATAATATCCGTTCCATTAATGGTGCTAACGCTGTAGTAAAACTAGCAGGCAAAACCATCGGGTACGCTACCGGTGTATCCGTGAACGAGGTTTATGGACTGCAACGGATTGATGTACTCGGTGAGATCGACAGTCGGGACATTGAACCAATCGGACGTGTTGTGAATGTCGTTATTACCTTCATTCGGATGGTAAAAAATAGTTCCGACGCAGAAGATGGAAACCGTGGTGGTGGTGCTGTAGCACGAGGAATGATCCCTAACGTCGGTGCGGAGGCAACTTTTGAAGACACCACAGAATCAATCACTACCTTCTTTCAAAACGGTTTTGATTTAGAGATTCAAGATAGTTTTGGCGATGATACTCCTCGTTATCGCATCGAAGGCTGTCGCCCATCTTCTCAATCCTTTGCTTTAACACGTGGAACCTTGATGGGTGTTAACGTCAGTTGTGAAGCAATTAGACTAATCGAATTAGATTAGACGCTTGATATTGTAATACATCTTCTGTATAAAAAGATCACCTTTTATTACAGGAGACAATCATGTCAAAAAAGAAACTCGATTTAAGAGAAGTCGCACAAGAAGAGACTTCAAATACCTCAGACGCACGTTTTGAACTCTGTCCTCGAATTCTTGAGTTCTCTATCTCGTACGATGCCCCTACCGGGGAAAGTTTCACAGATACCCTCACAAGTGTCGTTATGAACAGTGATTCCCGGCTTACAATGCAACGCATTATCCAACGCTTATGCACAGGGCTTGTATACGACAATCTATCTTATGCAGAGCGACTACGGGTTGATGCAATTGCACGTGCAATCGTTCAAATCCAAGAAGTCCCCGATTGGTTGAACGATCACATTGGAGAAGACGACCAACTCCTTTCTGAGGTGAACAGCATGCTTGTGGAGCATGAAAACCGGTACTTTCGCGGAAATGCTAGAAAGAGTGCAGAGGGAACGGCAGAGAAACGAGTATCCATTAATAGCCCCTTTTTTAAAGCGGATGGATCTCCCGAATAAGCGTGACTATTTCTGTAATGAAAACATTGAGTTTGCCCTTCTTACCCTTGATTCTGATTTATGGGACCAAATCGTAAAAGACGCTTTGATAAATCAAGAAATTAAGTTAAACTCAGATGATAATTTCATTAACGAGATGGAAAAAGCGCTAAACGAGGGAGAAGACTTTAATGCAATCCTCAAACGATTCGATAACAGCTAATTCCCCCTTTGGGGTTGCACAGACTGACTTTAAACAACCCGATTTTACATTTGATGCACCAAAGGTACCTCAGAATGTGATTATCGGGGGTCAAAACCCCCCTCAACACGTTTTTGTCCCACAGCAACAGCAACAACCACCGTTGATTGCAGGGACTGCAAAGATTCAACAGGCACCGGCACAAACCAATATCCAAGAATCTATGCGTCTTGTTCAAGAGATGCCTCAAATCTTTAAAGATCTATCTAAGGATATGAACAAGATCTTGACCGAGATAAAGGCTCCCGAAAGCATCATACCTTCCCCATCTTCTTTTGAGGCACCTCAACAGCAGGACTATGCTACAAAGCGAGAACGGGATGATGCAAGACATGCCCAAAATATAGAACGAGATCTAAAAAGACATGAGCAGTTAAAAGAAAGACAAGAACGTCAACATGAAAAGACGATGGAGAAACAAGAAAAGAGGAATGAGCAAGCAAAAGACCGACAGGCTGATCGTATCCACGCCCAACAACAACGCCAAGACGAGAAAATCGAGGCAGATCGACAAAAGCAAATCGCAAAAATTGAAGCAGGTCGAGAGAGATTACAACAATCTCACGCATCCCGTATGCAGATTGAAAGTTTCAGATTCACGCAACGAGAAAAATTACAACTTGGTAGACAGGCGTTTGAACGTGAGATGCAGGAAATGTATGGCCGGCCTAAAGAAACAGCAGGTAGGGCATTCATGCGAGGAGTACTTGGTCGTGGTGGTGGATTCGGGGCATCCAATGAAGCAGGTCGACTCTTACGTGCCGGTTTTGGCACCGCAATGGGTATTGCAGGTGGAGGATCAATAACTGAGAGTTTAAGTACAATTGCTCCTTTTGGTGTACCGATTGGTGCATTGACTGCAATGCCTCTAAACATGATTCAAGGTCTTGCTAAAAAAGGGGGAGAACTTGAACTCGTTGCCCTCCAAGCACAATTCCAAAACTTCAACACAACAAATCCCGGAGCCATGATCCCCCAAGGTGGCGGAGAATCGTACACCACACAGGAGATATTTGGTTTAAGTAATGACTTAGGGATTTCCCCGGCACAATCTGCATCTTTACTAAAAGATGTTGGTTTTGCCGACCCTATGGGTAACAGTGGGGCACTTACAAGGCAAGATGTGAAAGGTTTAACGGTTCGTGGATTTGATGCGAGACAAGTTGCACAACTTGGTGGGCAATTCCGTTTCATGGGTATGGGGGGATCCGAAGACGTTCTTCGACTGATGGGCGGTGCAAAAGCACAAGGAATGAGTGGTCAAAATGTGATGGCCTTCACGCAGAGACTTGCAGAGTTTACACGTGGAAGACTTGTCTCCGGTTTAAGAACACGTCCTAACTTCATGCAACAAACAATGGGTCGGATACAGGAGATGGATGTACCTCCCGAAGTAGGACTTGCAACTTTAGGTAAAGCCCAAGGAATCGTAACACAAGCCGGTGCAGGATTGACTCGAATGTTTGGCGGTATGGCTGAACTTGCGATCCAATCCATTGCTTTTGATGAAGCAGGCGGTGATCTATTTAGGGCACAGGAAATCACGGAGGAACTGAGTGGATCTCCGGAAACACTTATGCGAAAACTAACAACGCGCGGTATGGATCGGGATTTAAGAAGAGTTGTACTTGCAGGTGCCGGATTCACAACACAACAAGTTAGGCAACTTGAAAAAGTCAAAGGGAAAGATTACGAACTTGATCGCCCGGATCTTTCAGTCGAGACAACACAATCACTAAAAGTGTCAAAACGACTTGCTAAAGCACAACAAGAGGATATTAAACTCCTTTATTCAACAGATGGACAACCGGGAGGAGATTCTGTGTTTAAAAAGCTTGATGCCTTATTGACAGCAAACACAAAATACCAAGAACAGATGGTTAAGAATAGTGTAACAAGCGATCAAATCACGAAATTAGCTGATACTGTCACCTCGATCACAACAACGGCACAACAAACGTCAGAACTCCTTGTTAAGTCTTTTGATGTACTCAATAAAATCTACGCTTGGATAACTAAATGAAAACTCTGATCCCCCGTACCCTTGATATCCGTATTTTAGATAGTGATTACACATTTAGTGGGGTTGTCCGATCTCTCATAATATCAGAGAACTTAAATGTTTTACCCTTCGGTTCCTGTACTCTCGAAATAGAGTATAAACATGAGGACCTTAAGCACTTTGTTGTGGGGAATTATATTACGATTAAGGTGTCCGACGGTAGTTCTTTCTTTGGTGTCTTGACTGAGGTCAGTCACACCATTCAAAGAGATATTCATGGGGTGCCACTGAACACGGCGTCCCTGAAATGCCAACCGTGGGGATATATGTTTCAAAAGGGCGAGTTTAAACAAACCCTTAACCGAGAAATAGGTAAACTAAAGAATACAAGTACGAGTGCTATCTTTAAAGTTTCAGATTATAATGAGGGAATCTTAAAGGTTTTAAGGGAGCAACTATCTCTTAAGGATGATCCTGCGGAGGTACTCCAACAGTTCATTAATACCCTAGGCCATTACCTCCTCCCAAAAAACTTAGGGAAACTCGGCCAATACATTAAGGTTTACGATGGAAGTAATCTTTCAGACCTAGACCTATATGCAGATGGTGATACTGCGGACATCATCCAAGGGATGCTCCTCACACAATATCAAGGGGCATATGTTAATAACATGTCTCATTGGAAAATTATTTCCCAACTCTTCAACACTTTCTCAAGGTTATTTGAGTTGTTCTGTTTCACAACAACTACAGATGACCCTCAGAACCGTTTTGAAGAAGTTACAGGGCTTCGGTTAGGGATTATGTATCGGTATAAACCGTACAACCCGAAGTTCCCACCTACAAAAGCAGGACTCTCGAAATATACAAAGAACGTAGCATCAAAATACTTTTTTGAGGATCATTTTAAAGTGCAGTCCGATGCAAAGAGGTTTAGAAATCTTTTTCCTGAAAATATCACACAGTTTAACTACCGTTTCGATGAATCCGACCATGTGAACCTTGTGTTCATCGAGAACCCGTTTGCGAACTCTGACGGGCATAAGCACAACATGTTTAGAAATAATACAATCCCGGTATTTGATGCTGACGATATTAATAAAAAAGGTTTACGCTCTTTCTCAACAGTTACTCCTTTCGTACCTTCTAAGAGCAGTCCTCAAAAGAAACTCACGATTCAAAATGCACTTGCGGAGAGAGCCTACATCACGTTTGCTAAAGGGAGCGAGTTCTGCACAGGTCGATTGACATTAGTACCTGTTGAGAATGATCTTCCTCTTCCTGTAGGGCAGTGGTTTTCTATCCTCGATTACGATTTCTACGCTTACTGTACCGAAGTTCAGAAGATATACCGCATGACACCACAAGGTGTTCTTCGCATCGAGTATATATACAATTATGAACGAGGAAGTTTCGGAGATCTTATTGCGTTCTTTGAGCATGGGGAAATAAGTGAGGAGGACCAATCAACTCAACGAAGAAAGAATGGGAGGAAAACATGATTTATGCAGGGACGATAACGAAAATAGAAGAAGCACTCGACGGATCCCCGATGTACACAGTTGCAACCCCTAATGGCGCGGTGTACTTCCCTTGTTTTAATGCATCTGTTTGTGGGGGTTTCGACGGGAAATATATGTTCTCCCCAATAGATCTTGACGCAGAGGTTATAATCTGTCGTGTAAACCGAGGGAGTGCTTATTTTATTGTTAGCACAATTGCAGACAGTACCGATCAAACACGCATAAGCACGTCGGCACTTACTAACTTAGATATTGAGAACGATTATAACGGACTACAACACGAGGAAACAGAGATAAGGAATACAAACAGTCGGATTAACCTCTCCCCGGTTCAAGATATGACACTCTCTGCCCCGAATATGCGGATGCAGGTGAACGGAGGCGTACTTCGTATTAGCCAACAAGGAACAAGTGAAAACTATATTCTGAACGGGCAACCGTTCCTTGATGAACTGTTCTCTTATATTGCAGAACTTGAACAGAAGATTAATACGATTGAGACGGCTTTCAAAGCAGGAGAAGTGGGGATAACAGGAGGCTTGGACGCAGAGATCGCAGTACAATCCGCAATTCCAAACCCGGATAAAGTTACAGAATTAACAGAGAAAAGAGTTGTTTTTACAAACGCAATGATTACGCTAAAAGCAAGCCCTTCCCTTACGCCAAGTGATAATGTAAAATCAGATTGTGAAGACACAAAAAACACGACAATCAAGGTACCGTAGGAGATAACCCATGGTTTCAAAAACAATCCCTTTTTTCGACTTCTTTGATTCTGATATAGTACCTATTGACTACTACCTTGAGTTAGGGGGTGGGAATAAGTACCTACTGCCTAACCAACCAAGTAACTTTCAAGTTGCACAAAACACAAGTCATGAGCATCTTTATGCAATAGACGGTAGCCCGTTAAAAAGAACAAGCGATAAGGTTATGTTCGACATCACTATTGAAGGGTTCTCCGGTGTGTCTCAAAGACTACATTTGATTAACCGAATTGAGAAGATTGCAACCATTAAAGAAATTCTCGAAAACTTCGAGGAGGGGTTATTCCAATTTAGAAATGAACAAAAGAAACAAGAAGATGTCTATTTCGATTTATACGACCTGCGAAATGGTCGGAAATACCACGACGTACATCCTATCTCTTTTTCTTATGTTCAATCCGTAGATCAAAGTAGACTTGGATATAATTGGAGCCTCAATCTCGTTTGCTACTCTGAGCATACCGTAGTCCCGGACAATGTGACGGAATGGTCCGCTTTTTTCACAGATGTAAGTAATGCAGTAGATACCTTTACGGCTCAGATGACAAGAGTGAGTCGAGTCATCGACACAGTATCTAATCGCGTTAATCTCCCAATCCGTGGTTTATTACGTTCTGTTAATCAAGCAGGGGACTCTATTGTTAATATAGCCGGTTCTACTCAAGGTGCCGTTATCACGACACGAAACACGCTTATTCAAGCTATGGATACCATTCTTGGGGCAGGTATTAAGTTGTTAAACGTGGCAACCACCGTTAAAGACATCTTTACAGAGGATTTAGCAGGGGCACCTCAACTTTTTAAAAATCATTTTGAAGACGCACTGATTGATTATAAAGAACTCATTAGCGAATTCGATACTGAGAACGAACAAGAGAATGAAGAGATACAATTAAGTGTTTTACAAATAGCACTTGAAACCGAAGAGATGGTTTACAACCTTGAGAAACTCATTGGGTTGTACGGGGCTTATTTAGCCGTCCCAACCCGTAATCTAAAAAGTAGTATTGAAGGCGGTTCTTTTTTAGACCGAAGTGATTCCTTCGCACTCCTTGCTAACGCACTTGATCCCACGGCTGTTGCTGTAAATTCAGAAACAGAACAATCGAAACAGAAGTACGTGTTACAAACCGGGGATAACCTATACCGTGTTGCTGTTCGACTCTTTAACGATGTTAACCGATGGTACGAAATTGCATCTCTGAACAATTGGCTAGATGCAAATACAACCGCAGACGGGTTTCCACCAAGTGCCGGCACAGAGATTTTCGTCCCTGCAAGCCCTTCCCTTCTTGGTGTATCTGCCGTTTCAAACCTTGTCAGAGATACCGTCCTGCTTGGGGATCTTCAAGTCCGACGGGATGACCTTACGTTTGATGTAGTATCCGGGGAAGATAACTTTATTCAAGCCGTTGTACATCGAATAAAAACAACTAAACAAGAACTTGTGGATGAGTTAGAATATGGACTCAGTGGTTTAATTGGAAACCCAACAAGACTTTCCCTCGAAGTTGTGGACCAATTGATAAGAGATCCACGGGTCTTACGTGTTTCAGATGTAAGTGTACAACGAGATGGTGACCAAATGATACTTGATCTAAATGTCGTGCCATTTGAGGGGGACTCTGTTAATATCATTGTACCAATAGGAGAATAAAATGCCATATACACCAAAATCACATAACGAGATTCTTCGTGATCTTCGTGCAATGATGATAGGACGAACATCACTTAATGACATCCAAGCAGGGAGCGTACTTAATACCATATTGAACGCCTTTGCACACGAAGTCGCATCTATTGAGCGTCGTATTTATAGCGTACGTGAAGCTTTCTTCTTAAACGGAGCAACAGGGGCGGAGCTTGATGAACGGGTTGCAGAACTCCCCACAGCCGGCATTCAGAGAATAGGTGCAACAAATGGAAGTGCGTCTTGCCTAAAGATAGTACGAGGATCAAGTGTTGGAGATCTTACAATCCCTGCCGGCTCAACTGTCGCAACGGAGGCAGGCATCAAATATCGAACGATCGATGATGTAATCATTAGTAATGGTGATTTTGATGTAGAGAATGTGCAGATTGTGGCTGTCTCTGCCGGTGCTGTGGGAAATGCGACTATTGGTACCATTAACACGATTGTGGATATGCCCGACGATGTGATCGAGGTACAGAACACACAAGCAATCTCCAATGGTGGGGATCAAGAGACAGACGGTCAACTCAAATCACGAGCATACAGTTATTTAAAATCTTTATCTCGATGTTCAAGATCTACACTTGAATTTTTAGCCCTCTCTTTTGTGAGTAGCAATAATGATAGGATGCGTTTTGCCCGGATCTATGAAGATCCGGAAACACCTTCTGTCTCCGAACTGATCGTAGATGACGGAAGTGGACTCTCTATCAATTCGGTATCTAAAACAGGGCTTACAACAACCGGGACCGTTCCAAATAATGGATACAGAATCTTGTTCCATGAAGCACCGGCAACAACAGAGATCACAACGGCACACCTTAAGATAAAAGATGAAAATGATAATGAAATCTCGTTAAGTAACAACCAAATCACAAGCATTCCCGAACGGGGGATCGTGTATATTGCAGACGGTGTACTCGATGCAAACTACACATGGGAGATTTCAAAATATCGTGTTTACACAGGGTTTATCGCTGAACTCCAAAAGGAAATCGAAGGTGACGTCGATAACCCTAGCGTTCTAACCGGTTTTAGAGCAAGTGGTACACGCTGTATCGTAAAAGTAGCAGACTCTCAATTTGTAAACTTTGAGGTAAGTCTTAAGGTGTACTCTGACATCCTTTACGACCCTGTTGAAAACCAAGTACGCAACGCGATAACAAACTTCGTAAATAACTTAGCACCAAGTGAACCCCTTTATGTTTCATCTTTGATAAAAGCATGTAAAGACTTAAACGGTGTTGAAGATATACGTTTCTATGCACAGAGTGCTACAAATGAAAGACTTGAAAATATCTTCCCTTCATCTCCACGCAGTGCTATAAGAGTTAATGCAGGGAGTATCACGATTACTAATGCTTCGGAGAACTAAAAATGGCTGAAAATAAAGTAAAATTCCACGCACTCGAACGCCTAGACCTTGTTGATGTCGATGCTGTTCAAAACAATGTATACGAGTATATTGCTAAAGCATTTGGAAACCTTATCGGAGATGCCAACGGCTTGGTTCAATTACCTGTCGAGGCAAATATAGTTATTGACTCCGCAGACGAGGAAATTGATTTTCCCGATTTTGTTTTTGTTGAAGCCGTTGACGATCCCGATTATGCTGACTCTTTAGAGAATCGCATTGTTGCTTTTGATGCCGGGTTTAACTCAAACGGAACATGTTCTTATGATACTGCCCTTGCAAATGTTCAAAGTTATTATACCACGAACAACAGTCTACCAACCGGCCCTCGTGAAGCCGGTTTCGATACTGCTAATAATAACCTCTTTCCCTACATTTGGGTGAAAAAAGTGGAGGTAGATACTGAACAGAATAATCGACGTTTTTGGAGTGTGAGCAACAATAATGAGTATACTCAAGCGGTAGTGACCCGTCGAAAGTTCGCTGTAAACTTTGAACTAAGTTATACACGTCCGGACAGTGGCTCCACGGTTTGGACTAAAATTGCCCGTATTAAAAAATGGGGACAAAGCGGTGGGACTGTTAATCTACCGGCACCTGCAACTTCTTTAGAATACTATACACTTGCGGATTCCCTTTATTTCTCAGATGGTGATTATACACTTGATACACACAGTGGATCTCGGTTCTCAAGTCAGTTAAACAACGGGGGCGGTTTACTCACAACTCTCCAAACAATTCGTAAGCAAATTGCGGATATCCGGGGAGATGGTGAACTTGACAGTGGAATCCCTAATATAAGCACAGATTCTAATTTCTATGCTCGTCCTTATTACAGCCTTGATGGTTTATATTTTGAAACGATTGACATTAGAAATCGAATCCGACAACGAAAACGAGGACAATTCGTAAGCACCTTATTAATTGATCCGGGGAATGACTCCCACACGATTAACACAATCTCCTATTTTAATAGCAATCGAGATTACGTCCTTGAAACAAACGGTGTAGCTTTCGATTATGCCCTTATGTACCAACATAATAGTGGTATCTTCCCTCTTGACTTTTCAAGTGCAAATTTCGGAACAGACCTAGCAAGTTCACAAAATTGGATCGCAAGTTCAAGCATTCTTACCATTCGTTTTGATGATTACGAAGGTTACGGGGCAATTGTAAATGCTCATATCGTTGCAACAGAAACGGCTACGGGGGATGGGACGGCTACAGAGAACTATATTGTAGACCCTAGCGGATACCAATTTAGACCTATGGGAGCATACTCCTACACCCGTTCTCAAGTGTCGGGGGCTTTTAACGATATACTCAAAGTGACAGCCGATACACGAAGAAACAGTAGTGGGACAACAACAGCCTTTACAGGTGTTAAGATTGCACTGTACGGTTTGGATAATATCATTGGGAGTACTAACTTCTTAGCAAACGGAAATAAACTCCGTATCTCCGTTAAAGTAGACTTTGAATTAATAGAGGCATAAACATGATTACAGCTTACGCATCTGCGAACACGAACCCAACACAATCACAAGCAGATAAAACGATTGCACAATCTGCATTAACTACATCTACAATCCTTTACGGAGGTGCTGTTGATTCTGAGGATGGGAGTGCATCTTTCTCTTTCTCATGGTCTATCGTGGGTGCCCCAAGTGGGCACGGTGCTTCACTAGTTAATAGTGCAATTCAAAACCCTACACTACAAACCATCGACACTTGGGGTAATTATCGACTTTTCCTAATTGCTACCAATACAAGCACAGGGCAAACAAGTGAAGACGACCCGGTTCGTGCCCCTAATTCTGCCTTTGTGACCGTTCGGGTGAACAGTACTAACCGTACGCTACAAAAACCGGCAAAAACAGAACGTGATTGGCACACGCACGCCCATGCATGGGTTGATGCAATTGAAAACACAGGCGTTGATGATCTTGATGATGTTTCTTTTACAGGGTTGGCTACAAACGATCTGTTTCGGTACGACGGTACAAATTGGGTAAATGGTGCAAACCTCACACATCTTGGTGATGTTACGATAAGCAACCCCTCAAATACCCAAGTTCTCCGCTATAACGGTACAAATTGGGAGAATGGTGCAGAGGCAGTGGCAAACATCCGACTTGTAGACTCTGTGTCTGCAACCTCTGCTACGCTGAACACAGAACTCGGAGACTTAAATGTTGCCTCTTCGGACTCAAATCTTGAGTTTAATATTACCACTGCAAATAATGATCTTACACTCGATCTGAGTCTTGCGGATAATGTGGGGATTAATGGAGATCTTACCGTTAATGATGATAACGGAGCCGTCGATTCCAAGGTCAATTTCAAACGCGGTGATGGGAATACACCAAACATCATGTACGATCAAAGTGAATCGACATTCTCCCTCAGTCGAGATGGGTCTACAAACGAAGTCATCATGACTCAAGGTGATGTCCCTACACAAACTGTCCGAGGTGGTGTTCTTCTGTCCGGTACTGCAAACACAACAGGGAAGATTCTCGATGTCGAACGCTTAATCTTCACCGGGGGTGCAGATCAAACTGTTGAAGGTAAAACAAGTGGGGTAGCCTCCATCTACGACACGATCCGTTGTGTTGACGGGACAGGAGGACTAGGAACGTCAGCGAGTAACCACTGCCATGTCATCTTCCGAAATAAAACAGGGTTCACGATTACACTCGCAAACATCACAGTCTTAATGCTTGATAGCGGGACGGTGACAACCGATGATTACGAGTTTGCACTAGTTACTTACGCTAGTACAGGGAATATGGTATCAAATACGATTGCAAGCACTGACGATTTGGGTGCAATTACTCGAACCACGAACTACAAGACAGGGTATATTGAAGCGACAAGTACCCGTACTATCGCAAGCGGTTCATACTTCGGTATCAAATGCACACAAGAGACAGATGGTTCTCACTTAGGACATGGTTTACGAGTCACGATTGAGGCAACAAGGAGCATCTAATGAGTGAGACAGGTTTCGGTTCCTATTCTTATCCAAATAATCCTCCCGACGAATTTGATGCCGGTTTCGGATCCCCTTTTACAAGTGGGCGAGATACAGGTTTTGGTTCTACTTTTGATACAAGTCTTGAAGGGACCGAACTTGCAGATTCTGTGTTCTACATCGGTGACGATGGTGGGACACGCATTGACATAATTGGAAATTGGTGGCAATACGCAACCACAAAACGAAGAGGATATGCGAACGACTTTAGAGTATCTTTTGTAAAAGGAGGCATCGAGACTTATGCACTTCCTGCTTTTGTAGGACATCCTACAACCCGATCGGGCTATGTGTATACCAATCTCGATCAAACACGACTTCATGCATGGACTCCACCCCTTGCAAAAGGTGTATACTCTATTAAAATCCGATGGCCATTAAACACCATTACGTTAACCAATGCATTTGAGGTTATCACCCGTAATAGATCCCTGCCCACCTATATCATTAGAAGTCTACTACCGAGTTATATGTCTGCTACTCGTAAAATGGAAACGGAGTCCCTCTCCTCTGTAAATTATAACAACACAGATGCCCTTACACGGTCCCTAGGAGAACTTCTCCAAAATATAGGGGGTAAACCCCTTACGTTAAGTACTCTTGATTATAATGAGGGAGATGCTACGCTTAATGTGGAGACAACACTTGGTTTTCCTTCACAGGGGCATGTATATCTTGAGGATATGCATCTCAAATATACAGGCAAGACAAATACGAGTTTTACAGGGGTATCACGAGCAGGTATCCGAAGAAAAACCATAAAGAAAGGTTCTAAGGTCGTACAGTATGATTACCCATATTAGTAAACTAGATGAGATAAGAAACGATACCTTAATCAGTCGTGCCGAAGGACAAGCCCTTAATCGCCTTAGTCGGTTCTATGGTTTTGAACGTCCCCTTTTCATAAAAGATGAAAATTGGCGACCTGCTTTGAAATCGGCTGTTTTCGGGGCAAGAGGTACACTCGGTATCCTCTTCGATTTTATGTTTCACACTTTTAAAGAGTTTATTGATTTAAGTACATACGAAATGACATGTACCACTGCGAATCGCCTTGAATATACAGGGAGTGCAAACCCTAAAAACCTAGAAGGCCGACTAATTAAGATAAGCGGGACTACCCATTTTATCACACACACGGTATCCTCCTCAGAATCAAACGGGGAGTTCACAGCCACCTTCCATGTTGCGGAACGGGACACCACCTATTTCAAAAAACTCCCCGATCTTGTAGGGACGACATTTGACGTACAGTTCCTACCTTATGTTATTGAGGAGCATAAAGGTAAAGTAAACCTTGTTGTCGATGCCGGACTTTTCATTATCCCAAGCACCTATCTTCACGATGATGCGTCACCGGTCGGTGGTTATATCCTTGATTATTTCTCTAGTAATTCTGACCATCGTTTTGGGGATCAATCCCGCAACAAAACACCGGTATACTTACTCGACGAACTCTTCCAAGTTAGGTTCTTTGAAGTTATCATCAACCTTCTTGCATCCGGGATTCAACTGACCGGAGAAACACTCCTGTGGAGTAATGAAACAAGTATTTATGCCTCGTTAACTAACAAATTACGTTTCGGTTCTGTTGATCCGGATACAACACAAGCCGTTCCAACAAGGAGTTAATCATGGAGAACTTTAATTTTACGGAGCACCATTACACTCTTGCTTTTGTTTGTAGTGCAATCTCATATGCTATTACCCAAATCTGCAAACCTTTTTGGAAAGCGAAATACAAAGACAATGCGGATAAAGCGAGAGCACTGACCAAACTATGTGCAGTGATCTCCGGTGGTTTAGTCGGATGGAGCCTCACATATGCAATCGTCGATCTGTGGTTAGGGTGTGCAATGGGTGCATTTAATGCGTTGATTGTCGCACAAATTAAGAAACGAATCGGAGTAAAAAATGAGTCAAGTAAATCAACCTAAGCACTATCAAGGAGAAGGGGGTATGACTGCCCTTGATGTTATTGAGGCATTTGAACTGAACTTTTGTTTAGGTAATGCTGTTAAATACATTCTCCGGTGTGAAAACAAAGAAAACAAGATCCAAGACCTAGAGAAAGCCATTTGGTACCTACAGCACGAGGTGAGGAAACATGGAAGAGATTCTTAAAATCACATGCATGTTTTGGATCAAGGGACGCCAAGATAAAGACAAGTTCCTTGAAGCTTTTCGTAAACATCTTCCTGTTGATGATATGCATATCGTGAAAGAGAGAGAGAAGATTGTCCCCGAAGGAGATCTTGTTCTTTATTCCATGCTTTCTGATAACGAGTTTGCAGAACTTGAGTTTCCCGATCAAATTGGAGAGCATTACAAACTATACTGCGTCCATTACAAAGGATGCACAACCGTGCTTTATGGACTTGCTGATGAATGTAAATGATCTTATCCTCACTAAAGAAGGACGACGCCTCCTTTCAATCAAGTCTCCTGTTTTCTTCGCCACCTATTATCTTGGTTTCGATTATGTCGAACACCAAGAAAAGTGGATCAACGAATGTACATTTCTGAGCCAAAAGGCGATTGAGGAAAACACGAAAGAGAAACTCCTTGTCCTCGCTCCACGGGACCACGGAAAATCATACCTTTCTATTTTGTATACGGTATGGAGACTGTGTATTGACCGGAACAGTAAGATCCTGTTTGTTTCAGCTACCGCAGGACAGGCAGAAAAGCGTCTGCGGATGGTAAAAACATTCTTAGAGTCCGATAAAATCATTGAAGATTGGGCGAGTGATGATCTTCCTCCTTTTAAAACGAAAGATACAAAATGGATCTCAACCCAAATCTATTTAAATCGAAGTATCGAATCCATCGATCCGAGTCTTGAATGCGTAGGTAGTGGCGGTGCAATCACCGGTGGCCACTTTGACGTTCTCATTCTCGATGACGTTGACGATGACAAAACCACATTTAGTGCAGGAGTCCGTCGAAAGACACGAGAGTGGTTATCCGGAACGATGCAACCCGTACTGACCCGAAAAGGTTTCATGCTCGTTGTAGGCACCCGTAAACATATGGACGATGTTTATTCACATATGATTAAAGACCCTACTTTCACGGTTCTTCACGATAAAGCCATTATTCAGTTCCCGGAATCTTTCACGTTTGAAACAGAGATCGATAAGCAAGGACGGGACGTGATTAAGGGTGTTAAAGTTGTCGGCGAGTCCAAGGTTTTATGGGAAGAACAACGCCCTATTGAGTATCTTCTTAAAGAACGTGCTACAGTGGGAACACGCTTGTTCACACGTGAGTTTCAAAACGAAGTACAAGACTCCGAAGATCAAATGTTCAAGAATGATTGGATTGATCGAGCAATGCAACGAGGTCGAAGTCTTGGTATGCGTGAAATCCCACAAGTGGGAAACCTTCGTGTAATCCAAGCATGGGACCTTGCGTTGGTATCCGATCCAAGCAAAGCAGAATCTAACGACTCTGACTACACAGTCGGCATCACATGGGCAAGTGATAGTAACGGAAATAGATACCTGCTTGATTTTACTCGGTTTAGAGGTGTATCTCCGAACGAGTTATATCGCAGAATCGAAATGTTCTACAAAAGGTGGCAACGGAGCGTAACCGTGGTTGCTGTCGAACGTAATAACTTCGGTCAATTACACACCCTCAACTTGAAGAACCGTTCAGACATCCCTTTGAGGGAACACCAAACCACGAATAGAAGTAAAAACAGTGTTTTCACCGGTGTTCCGAGGTTAACCGTCCTTTTTGAGAACGATAAAATCACACTCCCTTCTCGTGATAAAGATGATCGTGATGCACTCGACCCCTTGGTGCAGGAACTTGTTGGTTTCGGTGTAGAGAAACACGATGATACGGTGCTTTGTCTCTCTATTGCCGAGGCTACACTACAGAACACAAGTTTTGAATACTCCGTTTCGTTTGGAGAAAAAGAACTCGACATGTGGGGGCAAACTAATGAACAATATTTCACCGATGCATCCGAAAAACATATGTACGAATTGTGGAACGAATTCGATTTTTATGATGAAGGAGGTTAAGTATGGCTCTCTATGAAAGCGTCACCGGACAAGATGTAAAGAACTCCGCAAATAGAATCTCCCCCTATGGTCGTGCTTTTGCACCGGTATCCCCTTACGGGTTATCCGGAATGGTTGATACTGCACCATACGATGTCGAGATGAGTGGTCCCCGTCTAACAAAAGCACAGCAGTTTTTCGATAAATATGGTAATGTGAATGAGCGTATCTTTGTAATCTCATCCAATGTCGTAATGATGGAATATAAACCTATGAAGAATGAACTCGTTGTCGAGTTTAAAAGATACGTCAGAGGTGTCGGAAAAATAACAGGGGGAGGCCCTCAATACTTTTATTTAAACATTACAAATGAAGAGTGGCGTTCCGCTAAACAGGCAGGAAGTAAAGGGAAATGGGTGTGGGCGGTACTTAGACGCGGAGGAAAACCTTACTATAGGTTACGATAAATGGTTGACAAAAAGGTATAGTGGTATTACAGTGAATCGTGGAAGGAGATTTAATTATGAATAAATCTAAAATATGGGGCTTCGATTCCGAAACCTTTTTAATTACAAACCAAGTTGTTCCTCGTGATGTATGTTGGACATTTTATAACGGTAATGTTCGATACCTCTTTAACGATATTGATGGGGAGAAGTTTCTTCAAAGATTACTTAAGTCGGATGCCATTCTCGTCGCACAAAACGCATGTTTCGATCTTTGTGTTGCAAGTGTAAAGTCAAAAGAAACATTCACGCTGATTAATGACGCACTACAAGATAATCGCATTTACTGTACCAAACTTGCACAAATCCTCATTAACAGTGCCGACCCGCAAGTCGAAGGTGTCCGGGATGCAAAAGTCTTTATTCAACAAGCCCAAGATAAGTGGAAACCAAGTTCCTCCATCTCAATGGAAGGTTTGGCGTGGAAGTATCTCGGTTTCGACCTAAGTCATCACAAAGCAAGTAGTGTCCGTACCGGGTATGGCGACTTGTACGGGGTTCCCGTTGAAGAATGGAGCCACGCAGAACAGGAATATGCAAAAAACGATGCTGTATACGTTCGAGACATCTTCATTAAACAAATGGATGAGCATGGACACCTCCTCAGTGATCTCAGTCGTCAAACGTACGTTGAATATATCTTGCAGATGATGGCAACCGTTATCGGAGTCGAAATCAATAATGATAAAATCGGAGACGCAGTAGATGCTGTCATGGAGATTCATGATGAACTCATTACCCGGTGTCCAAACCTTCTTAAAGAGAACAAGAATAACGATAGAGGCTATTCAGCAATATCTAAAGTTGTTCAAGACTATGTTATTACACTCAGTAAAATCTGTGGTGTTGAACTTGAGACAACAAAAACCGGGAAGATCAGTACGAACAAGAACAATATGGATACCCTTTTTGAAGGTGTTGACTTTGTTCTAACTCATGGGGTAACTCTCGACACTAAGCACCGACTGAGTAAAGAGAAACTACAAGAAGTTGCGGATAAGACAGCAGAACTCCGGGCAAAACAAGAGGCTGACTCTAAATGGAAAGAGAAACGTACGTTCCTAGATGCTTTGAAGAACGCAGGATTGAACCCCGATAACCGACTCCGGTATAACTACAATGGATTGATGGAAACAGGCAGAACAAGTTCAAGGAACCCGAATCTACAGAATATTCCCCGAAAAGGAAAAGCACGTGCTTGTATCAAACCACGAGAAGGGCACATCTTCCTTCAAGCGGACTATTCTAACGCTGAGTTGAGAACATTGGCTCAAGCACATATAAACGAAGGTAGAAATACCCGACTTGGAGAGGAATATATCAAAGATCCAAACTTCGACCCTCACCTTTTTATGGCTGTTAACTTATTAAGCACCGAAGGTATACACCTTAGTTATGACGAGGGGAAGGACGTTCTTTCGGATAAAGAACATGCGTTATATTATAACTTGAAAGAAAAACGCCAACTCTCCAAAATAGCTAACTTCGGCTATGCCGGTGGCCTAGGTGCTGAACAGTTTGTAGACTACGCTAAAGGCTACGGCACACATTTGAACCATAAACAAAGTCAACAGTTGCGGGACCAATGGCTTGAGACATGGACCGAAATGAAAGCCTATTTCGACGAAAGAAGTCGATGTGTGGACGATGAAGCTGAGTACCTGTTTATCTCGTCGAAACGAAAACGCTATCTCCGGAAGTTCACAATTGCGTGCAACACTCCCTTTCAAGGGATTGCATCGGACGGGGCGAAAGAGGCAATTATCATGGTATGGCGTGAATGTTTCTTCGACAAAGAAAGCCCCCTCTACAAGTGTGTACCTATCCTCTTTGTACATGATGAATTGGTGCTTGAAATCCCCTTCAAAAGCCAAGAACAAGCAACGAGATCCGCTTTACGATTGAAGCAACTCATGGAATCCGGTATGAAAGTGCATACGCCGGATATCCCGGCTGTCGCAGAACCTTGTCTCACTAAATTATGGACAAAAGATGCAGAATCAGAGATGATTGAGGGATTGTTAACCATCTATGTTTCAGAGTAGCAAAACATTTAGAAACTTCCCTTGTGCGCACAGGCGATGGGAGCATCAAGGACATTGCAAACTTGTACACGGGTACTCTCGTGAATTCACCTTTTGGTTTCGATGCGAAGCACTACAGGAAGGTACAGGGTTTGTTATGGACTTCGGAGATCTAAAAGATGTAAAAGTTTGGTTAGAGCATCATTTCGACCATACTCTGCTTTTAGACTCTAAAGATCCTCTCCTCCCCTCTTTTTTAGAACTTGAAAAACAAGGAGCATGTCGCGTCATCTCGTATAAGGACGTAGGCATGGAGGGAACCGCACACTTTGTATACCAAAACATCAACCCTATGATCTTGGAAAAGACGAAAGGGAGAGTTTGGATCCATAGTGTTGAATGCCGGGAAAATGACAAAAATAGCGCAATCTATATTGGAGAAACATGAAGACTTTACTTTTACTCAGTGGCGGACTAGATTCAACCATCCTCCTTGCCGAACTTTTAAAACAAGGTAGGGTGGTCGAAACACTTACTTTTGATTATGGACAGACGCACCCTGTTGAAATCGAAAAAGCAAAACATATTGCAGACGTATATAATGTACCCCATACTGTGCTTATCCTTGATGCACAGAAACACAAAACCTTCGATGAAATAAGTCAAGCGTTTGTACCGGCAAGAAACCTCATATTTCTAAGTCATGCTTTGAACTATGCACTAAATAATGGTTGTGACTGTATCGTGATTGGTGTAAACCGCACAGATGAACAAGGTTTCCCCGATTGTCGGATTCCTTTCATTGAAGCCGTTCAACAAGCGTTCAACACAGGTTCTCCTACACACGTTAAGATTGAAGCCCCCTTGATTGATAAAACCAAGGCCGAAATCGTTGCACAAGGACAACAACTTGGTGTTGATTTCTCATTAACTAATACTTGCTACTTTCCCGAAAATAAGCTAGCTTGTGGTAAATGTGAGTCGTGCCTTGTTCGACTTGATGCTTTTGAAAAGAATAAACTAAGAGATAATGTGAAATATGCAGAAAGAGATTGAAGCTGTAAAAACACTACTTCGTTTCATTGGGGAAGATCCCGACCGCGAAGGTTTGAAAGAAACTCCTGCACGCTTTCTTCGAGCGTGGCGGGATGAGTTTTTTAAAGGTTATGAAATAGATCCTAAGGCGTTTTTAGAAACAACTTTTTCAGAGACGGATACCTACTCTAAGATGATTCTACTAAAGGACATAACTTTCACATCTTATTGTGAGCATCACATCGTCCCCATTATCGGTAAAGCACACATTGGATACATCCCAAATGGCGAAGTTGTAGGGATCTCCAAAATCGTCCGTGTTCTACAAGGTTATGCTCAACGCCTACAGATTCAAGAGCGACTTACTGAACAAGTTGCACAGACCCTTTTCGAGGGACTCAACGCTAAAGGTGTTATCGTACTGATCGAAGCTGAACATTATTGTATGCGCACTCGCGGTGTGAAAACAAACTCCACAATGTCTACAATGTCGATTAAAGGGACCGTTAACCAAGAAGAGTTTTTCCATGCTATACGTCGTTAAAGAAATCTTCTACTCGATTCAAGGAGAAGGTTTATACTCCGGTATGCCTACCTTGTTTTGTCGTTTCTCTAAATGCAACTTGTGGAGCGGACATGAAAAAGACAGAGGAAAAGCAATATGCCAATTTTGTGATACAGACTTTGTTGGTGGTGATTCCTTCTATCTTAATGATCTCGTTGCTAAACTCCTCCTTATGTGGCCCCACAATTCAAACCCAAGAATTGTACTTACAGGAGGTGAACCCCTACTCCAAGTTGACCAAAGACTAATTGACGAACTTAAAGAGCATAACTTTTTTATTGCAATCGAGACAAATGGTACGCGCCCAATGCTCAACCATATTGACCATATCTGCGTTAGTCCAAAAAATGGGAGCAAACTCGTGGTTAAAGAAGGAAACGAACTTAAACTTGTTTACCCCCAAGATCCTACACCTTATGAAAACTTGAAGTTTGACCACTTTTATCTACAACCTATGGATGGGAAAGAAAATGCCGTTGCGGATACACTAAAGTATTGTTTAAATCATCCGAAGTGGAAATTGAGTTTGCAACTCCATAAAATCCTTGGGTTACCATGAAATACACTTTCTACTGCTCCGGTGTTGCCCCTATTTGTGAAATAAAAGCACTCGTAGATAGTGACATTCACTATGGGGTATCCCTTCATACTCTCTCCAATAAATCACTTCAATATATGATTCAAAACCCTGTCGGAAAGATCTTCGTCGATAGTGGTGCTTTTGCAGAATATGGGAAAGAAAGAATCACACACCGAGAGTGGCTCCGAAAACTCAATATCTACTCACAACTTGCAAATGTATACGGGAAAAATGCTCTTTTCGTTGCTCCCGACTGCATCGGAGATCAAACTGAAACGATTATCCGATTACTACGATATAAGAATAAAATACTCGACCTTTTGGATAAAGCAAACGTCATCGTCCCCCTTCAAAAAGGATCTCTCTCTATTAGCGCATTTTATTACCAAGTTGTTCAGATACTTGGAACATCAAACTTTGTGTGTGGTCTTCCGTTTAAGAAATCAGCCTTAAATATTGAGGATTATATCGAACTTGTTCAAACCGTAGCTCCCGAAAGAGTTCACTTTTTAGGCGTTTCCCCCCGGTCGCAAAAGTTTCCCTACATAAAGAAGGTTACTCAACAATTAGATAACCCTCCCTGTATATCACTCGATGCGGTGATGTTTAGGGCACTTGCAGGTCGAAAATATGGGGTTAAACCTTTAACAGAGGCACAAGACTTCTTTAGAGACGGTGTAAGGACCCCAAGTGAAGTGAAATACCTTGCTATCCGCCATATTAAGCACGAAATTGTTAAGGAAAATAATAAAGTAGTATGAAGGACAATGACATCTTCCTTGCTATCATTAAAAAGTTTGGGTTGATTGACCTCGATGTTCACTTCATCGGAGTTGAACACTTGTTCAGTACCCAAATCGGAACACTCGAATGCTCGTGGGACGGCTTAAGCACCTTTGCTGACTTAGCACGTATTAAAAATAAAGTACCGTGGCTTAAGAAAGCAAGAGAGTGTGCTGAACGAAACAAAGAAGGGATTCACCTGTTCCTCCTTCTTAACGATTTGCACCGTCCACATTATGACTACATTTTTACACACGCGAAAGCTTTGTACTTTCTCGATAAACCCTACGTACTCGTCGTCTTTCAAGGTGAAACACAAGGTATCCCCCTTATCTATAGAATGAGGACCGAGGAAACCACGATTGAAAGACTCTCTTTTTTAAACCGAACATTGATAAGCGATTTTTAATATGAATCTATATTGTTGGATTATTCTTTTTAATTTATTAGGCGCAAGCCCAAGTTATAATCAAAAAATTATTAAACGAGTTCTCCCTAAAATGAAGATTTGCACTCAAATATACACCGAAGCTGAGAAACAAGATGTCGATCCGTTACTCGCCATCTCGGTTGGTTGGCACGAATCCCGTTTCAAGAATGTGACGAGTGGCAAAGGGGCAAAAGGCCCAATGGGTGTCATCCCTAAGTATCATTGCCCGAAAAAAGGGAAATGCAACTACGTTAAGGCCGGAGTATCTGCCCTAAAGAAGTTTTTAGGTGATGACCTTTGTACCTCCCTTGCGAAATACAACCGCGGTTTGAAAGGACAATGTAAGAAAGGGAGAAGTGAATACGGATATGCGAAGAAAGTTATAAGAACCTACAACTCCCTTCGTGAATGTGATTACGGATGTTAGGTCAATATTACACGGTCGGTAACCCCTTTGAAGAGGATCTATTCAAAGAATGGGCTACACCCCTTCGTCAAATGGTGTGGCTTGAACCCTTTGCCGGGTCCGGAAATCTGACACATGTGCATGATAAATGGGAACTCTTCGATATCGACCCTAAAAGGGATGACATCGTAAAAAGAGATACAATTCAAGATTTCCCTACAGGTTTTGACGTTGTTGTAACTAACCCCCCGTACCTCGCTAAAAACTCAGCTAAAAGAAGAGGGTGGCCCTATACATCTCCTTTTGATGACTTGTATAAACACGCCTTAGATCTCATGCTGAAAAATGCGAAATGGGTTGCTGTCATCATCCCTGAATCGTTTATCACTAGTAAACATCTTAAGAGTCGATTATGGGCTGTCATCTCCCTTGAATATCCCATGTTTAACGACACAACTTGCCCCGTGTGCCTTGCCCTGTTTACTCCAAATGTAAGTGATGATTTTATCATCCAAAAACAAGGTGTTAAACTTAGTTATAAGTCCCTACCTAGACTCAAAGAAGACCCCATTAAGATGACATTTAACGCAGAAAACGGGGTACTTGGTTTGTACGCTTGCGACGGTAATCACACAAGGATACGATTTGTACATGGTGATGAGATAGGAGAGGTCAAACCAAGTTCAAGATCTGTCACCCGTATCTCCGTTGAAACAGAGGACCTTGACACCCTTATACTGCGTTGCAACTCCATATTGAACCAATGGAGACAAGACACCTATGACGTCTTCTTAACCTCGTTTAAGGGTCTTAGACCCGATGGGGTATACCGACGCCGGCTTGATTGGAAGACTGCACGGACCATTGTAAGCAAGGCCCTTAAATAAGCCCCGGCCCCCGGCTATCCGACATGTAGCATACTATCTGACATGTAGCATACAGGCCCCCGGCCCCCGGCTATCCGACATGTAGCATACTATCTGACATGTAGCATACAGGCCCCCGGC